ACAACCACGCGTTCCTTTTTTTATGATTCAAAAAAAACTCCACACCCCCCCCCCCCCCCCCCCCGGGGGGGGGGGGGGGGCGAAGGTGGTGCGCCGTCCAAGCTGCGGCAGGGTGTGGCAGCCTTGGGCGAATGGGCGGGGAATGATTGGGCGAAACGGGAAATCGCGGCAGGGTTTGCATTGCTCGCCGCGCTCAATCTGCCCAATCGCCCCGCAGCGCAAGACCTGCCGGTAGTTGCGGAAATTTGGTATCGGAAACTGAAGGAAGCCAAGGAAATCGTCTCGCCGGAGTATGACCCGATACGGATTCAGACGGGATTTAAGGTGTTGCAGCAGTCGGAAACATGGCCGCACCCCGCCGAACTGCTCCGCAACCTGCCGCCACGGTTGATACCGAGGGCAATGTTGGCGAAGCCCGCGCCGGACAAAGAAAAAGGCCGTCAGAAAATGGCGGAAGTGAAAGATGTTTTAAACAAGAAAGGAAAGTGAAATGAAAGTGTATGTTTTTAAAATTAGTAATGAAAACGGTAAGTTAAAGATAGAACTCCCCGAAATCCCAATGGGTAAGCAAATTGACGAAGTTGATTTGATTGCTGGGCTAACCACGGAATTTATTGCAAGTATGTTACGTGATGCCCAAAAAGATCGTCGCAAATTCGTAATCGACGCATCAAATCAATTGGCTGCAATCCAGACATATCGAAAAATCTTCAATTAAGGAAGGAAGAGAAAATGGCTAAAGTCATTATTACTATTAAAGATAGTACCAAAAGCTTATTTGATTTTGAAATCAAAGGATTGGGAGATGATAGTGAAAAAACTCCTGCAATCTTTGCCGGACATGCTGCAGCAGGCTATCTGAGAAAAAGGCAAACAGCACTCCACGAGAATTTTTTAAGTCAAATTTTACGAGACTTATCAGATCAAGATTAAAGGAAAACATCATGATTGAACCGCATGAGTACCGTCTATTGGACGAATATTTAGAGCAAGACTGGGATGCCTTTATCAGTTTTGCTGAGACTAAAGGATTTGAAGCAAGCGAAGTATATCAACTACTCAACAAACTGGAGGAAAAAGCAAATGGCTAAAACCCGAATCAAACAACCCGCTATCGAAGCGGCACAAGACAAAGCGGAAGTTACTGCGTTTATCCGCAAAATCGGCGATTTGCAGCGCGAAGTCAAACGTCTGGAAACCGAAGCCGGAGACAAAAAAGCGGTCATCGAAGAAGAATATGCCGCCAAAGCCGCGCCGATGTGTGCCGAAATCATGAGCCTGACCGAACGTGTGGCCGCATACTGCGAAGCGCATAAGGACGAGCTGACGGAAAACGGTAAAACCAAAACCGTGGACTTTACTACCGGCCTGATTAAATGGCGCATCCGTCCGCCATCCGTCAAGGTAACGGGCGTGGCCGCCGTCTTGGCGTGGCTCTCGGAGAAATCCGCCTTTGCCGAGTTTGTCCGCACGAAAAAGGAAATCGACAAAGACGCCATCCTGAATCAAAAAGAGCGTTTTTCAGACGGCCAAGTGCCGGGGATTAAGATTGTGTCGGGGCTTGAGGATTTTGTGATTGAGCCTACTGAGCAGGAGTTGGTGTGATGGAAAACGGAAATTTAAATACTGATGAGCTGGAATTTTTAAGAATTGCCGCACGCGATTCCTTCTACATCCACGCTCAAGTCGAAAATGCCAACCGAAAATTGGAAACCGCTTTTCTCGTGTGGGGAAAAGTGAAAGAAGGAGAAAAAGAGGCTATGCGCGCCCGAAAAAAAGCCTTTATTTATTACTGCTTCGGGGTGGTTTGGTTTTTTCTTGCGTTGATTTTATTTTTCTTTGGCGTTTAAAGCTTGATTAAAGGCCGTCTGAAATGGGGTTTAAAACCTGTTTCAGACGGCCTTTTTTATGTCTGTTTATTCCTAAAAAAATAATAACTTAATACTGCATATTGTATTTTATTGGTATAATATGCGCTAATTTATACTATATGTTGTATTGGAGAGATAATGCGCCGGGCGTTGATTGCGAAAATTAAAATTGCTCAAAAGGAACTAGGCTTGGACGACGGTACCTATCGCGCGGTGTTGGAGCGGGTGACGGGCAAGCGGTCGTGTACGGAGTGCAGTATCCCTGAGCTGGAGCGCGTGGTCGAGGATTTGCGCCAACATGGGTTTCAGCCGAAGAAAACGGCGGGGCAACGACCGAACCGCCGCTCTTCCGCTGACCCGATGATGCGCAAAATCGAAGCGCTGTTGCTGGATAACGGCTGGAGCTGGAATTATGCGCACGGTACGGCGAAAAAGATGTTTAAGGTTGATCGTGTGGAATGGTTGTCCGACAGCAATATGCACAAGCTGGTGGCGGCGCTGCAGATTGCGGCGAACCGAAAGAAGAAGGAGGAATAGGAATGAGTGTAAGTTGGGAAATGACAGAGCAGGATTTTGAGGATGTGAAACATCTGCTGCCGCATAGTGTGGTGGCGATGATTACGGTCATCGGGCTGGAAGCGACGTTTCACATGGTCAAGGTTTGGGGCGGGACGAATTACCCGATTTCCAACCGCCGGCGCAATACGCGTCAGAGCCGAATCTTGCACGCACAACTGGTCGAGGACATTGGCGAGGAGGCTGCGGGACGATTGGAGCGAGCTTATGCCGGTCAACCTTTCTTGGCCATTCCGCGCTGCTGGGACGCGATGCGCGAGCTGCGCAACCGATTTATACGCCGCCAGTATGACGCGATGAGCGCGGAGGGTTTGAGCGATTTGGTTATTGTGCGCGAGCTGGTGTTGGCTCATCGGCTGTCTACGCGCAATATCCGATACATTTTGAAAGAGGCCGACCGCGATGCGGCGGCAAGAGCGCAGACGGATTTATTTGCAGCTTGATTGTGTTGTGTGTTTCTTGTGAGTGGACCTTTGCCCTGCTTTTTGCAGGGCTTTTTTTGTCTGCGGAACAGTAAGTGCATTTGTGCCGACCGTCTTATGCCGTCTGAAAAGGTTAAATAAGGTTTTGAAAATAAATTGTGATTTGATTTTCGGAGATGTTTATGGGCAAAACTGTAACTTTAACCGCCGGCCACAGTAACACCGACCCGGGCGCGTGCAACGGAAGCGACCGTGAGGCGGACTTGGCGCAGGATATGCGCAACATCGTGGCATCTATCTTGCGCGATGACTACGGCTTGACCGTTAAAACCGACGGTACGGGCAAAGGCAATATGCCGCTGCGCGAGGCTGTAAAACTGATTCGCGGCTCGGATGTGGCGATTGAGTTTCACACCAACGCGGCGGCCACGAAAACGGCCACTGGCATTGAGGCTTTGAGTACCGTCAAAAACAAACGCTGGTGTCAGGTGTTGAGCAAGGCTGTTGCCAAGGCGACCGGCTGGAAACTGCGCGGCGAAGACGGCTTTAAGCCGGATAATGCCGGCCAGCATTCGCGGCTGGCTTATGCACAAGCCGGCGGCATTGTGTTTGAACCGTTTTTTATCTCAAACGATGCGGATTTAGCCTTGTTTAAGGCTACAAAATGGGGGATCTGCCGCGCGATTGCGGACGCGATTGCGCTGGAATTGGGAGCGCCGAAGGTATGAAAAAGTCTTTGATTGCTTTATGTGTTGCCCATTATGCAAAGTTGAAAAACGGTTTTGGCGTACCACCGTTACCTGAAATCAAAATCACGCCAAGCCCTGTTCTGGTAGGCTCTTTGCAACAACATCCGAGCCTGCGCTTGGGTAAATCAGGTGTGGCAGCCGCGAAACGTGCGGCGCGTAAACGCAAAAATCGTCGTTAATCATGGGTCAAGTTGAGTTTTACGAAAAGATGATTGAGCTGTGGTCGAGCAAAAGCCGTGAGGCAAGCGAACAGGCAGACTTGCCTGCGTTTGAATTTGCGGAGGGCGAACTGGCCAATTATCGGGAAATGCTGCAACGGCACCTACAAACCAAAACTATGGAATAGCAATGCGTATTTTGGATATTTTTAAAAACCCGGCTACCGGTAATATGTCGCACTCTAAGCTGTGGGCAAACGTTGCCTGCGCGGCGGGGACGGTTAAATTCGTCATGCTGCCCGACCCTTCGGCAGAGGTTTGGGCGGTGTATTTGGGCATTGTCGGCGGCTATGCGGTGGCGCGTTCGTTTGTCAGTGTCAAGCGTCAGGAGGTCGAGAATGAATCTCGTGAAACTGCTGGCGAATAACTGGCAGCCGATTGCCATCATCGCACTTATCGGCACGGGTTTGGCGGTGTCGCACCATCAAGGCTATAAGTCGGCGTTTGCGAAGCAGCAGGTGGTCATCGACAAGATGGAAAAAGACAAGGCGCAAGCCCTGCTGTTGTCGGCTCAAAACTACGCCCGCGAACTGGAACAGGCGCGTGCGGAAGCTAAAAAATATGAAGTCAAGGCGCACGCTGTCGGCATGGCTTTGGCGAAAAAACAGGCGGAAGTCAGCCGTCTGAAAACGGAAAATAAAAAGGAAATCGAAAATGCGCTTACTCAAGACCGCCAAAAAGCAGGCAGCAGTTGTATTGACGGCTTTGGCTCTCACAGCCTGCAGCTCTACAACCGCGCCCTCGGCTACGGAAATTAAGGTTGTCGAAAAGGCGGTCATGCCGATACCGCCTGCCGCGTTAATGGTCGCACCGGTGCGCCCGAATGCGCCGAAAGACGGCAAGACGGCCATGCTGTTGGAACACGCCGCCGAGTTTGGCGGCTATGTTGCCGAACTTGAAAACCAAAACGCAGCGTGGCGCGACTGGGTCAACAGTCAAGCGGAAGTTGACGGTTCGGAGGGCGCGCGATGACGACTTATCGTGAGTTGGTACAACGCACGGTCGCCTGCCGCCATGCGGACTTGGAATTGGGCTTAAGCCGCGCACGCGAGCAAGAGCCATTTGTCATTCATGTTTCCGAACTGTTGGATAAGGCAGGCATTGAGTACGCAGTGCGTATGGATAAGGATTTTCAGACGACCTTTTGTGTGGAGTTTTCTGCGACCGCTCCTGCTGATGTGATTGGTATTTTGCGGAAATATTACTCAGTCTTTTTTGACGGCCAAAAGGTCGAGGCGGCGAGTCGTCATCCCGAAGGCTACGCGGTCCGTATCGTATTCGGTGACGTGCCGGTTTAAAGGGGTTTTAAATGGACTTTGAATTTGGGTTTAAAACCCTGTGGCCGATTGCAACGGCGGCGTTTTGGTTTTGGGTCAACGGTATTTCAGGCCGTCTGAAAGAGGCGGACAAGCGTATTGACGACCTTAAAGAGGAGCTGCACGCGGTCAAGCTCTCTTATCACACCAAGCAAGATGCCAAGGCAGACCGCGACAATATCGCGGCATCTTTGGGACGCATCGAAAACAAGTTGGAAAAAGTAAACGAAAAACTGGACAGAAAAGCAGACAAATCATGAAAGACCCGATTTTAGAAGCCTTGGCGCGTATCGAAGCCAAGCAGGATGACCTGCTTGCCAATCAGGCGCGCATGGATGAGGAATTGCAGCAAATTAAGAAAGACTGTAAGAAATCTGCTGCGGTTTATGGCGGTCTCGGCGGCGTGATTGTAACGACAGGTTGGGAACTGCTGCGAGCCAAGTTCGGAGGCTGATATGGCACACCCGAAAGAAACCCGCGAAAAGCTGCGCCGACTGTACGTCAGCGACGGGCAAACACTCGAAATCGCGGCGATGATGTGCGAAATCCCGACTGCGACCGCCCGAAGTTGGAAACGTGCCGCCAAAGAGACCGGCGACGATTGGGACAAAGTGCGCGCCGCCTACACGCTTGCGGGCGGCGGCATCGAAGACTTGAGCCGCTCGCTATTGGCGGGGTTTTTGGTGCAGTACCAATCGACGATGACGATGTTGCAAGACACATCTATTGAAGAGCTGATGCCGTCCGAGCGCGCCAAACTGTTGGCGAGCCTGTCGGATGCGTTTACCAAGACCGTGGCGGCAAACGCCAAAGTAATGCCGGAAACGTCAAAACTGGCGACGGCGATTGAGGTGTTGGAATTGTTTGGCGAAGTAGTCAAAGAGCGATACCCGCAACACTTGCAGGCTTATGTCGAGTTGGTCGAGCCGCTGGGCGTGGAAATTGAAAAGAAATACAGGTAAGCGATATGCAAAAAGTTGAATACACGCATAAGGGCTGGTTTTTATTTTGCCCGATTTGGATTGCCGATTGGGAAAGTGAAACTCCTGTTGTCGCACCACGCTATAAGCTGGAGCCGTTGTTTTGGCTGGCCGACCAGTTTTTTTACTTTATGTCGTCCATGAATGAAATGAAAACGGGAGAGCCGTTGCCCTTTTGTTTCATGGTTAATCAAAAGCCGCTGAAAAAGCCGGTTGTCCACTATTACGAATAAAACATGAAGTCCAAAGAGTTTTTAAAGTCGCTTGCCGAATATGCCGCCCAACTCCGCCAAACCATCGAGGCGGAGGCGGACGGCTTTGATGCATCGCCCGCAGCCATTGCCGAACGTCGGGCGAAGGTATTAGACCCGGTCAACGGTTACGAGTATTTCGTCAATACCTATTTTCCGCATTACGTCAGGTCGTCTGAAAAGTCGGAACTTCATGAATTTCTGTTTTCACGCCTGCCCGAAATCCTACAACAGCCCGAAGGCATCAACGAAGCAGACGCTGCGCCGCGCGGCGAAGCAAAATCGACGCTGGTTACGCGCTTGTTCTCGCTTTGGACGGTCATCACCGGCGCAAAAAAGTTTATCGTCATCGCGATGGACAGTATCGACCAAGCCTATCCGATGCTGGAAGCCATCAAGGCGGAACTTGAATTTAACCCGCGTTTAAAAACCGACTTTCCTGAGATGTGCGGACAAGGTCGGGTTTGGCAGGCGGGGACGATTGTTACCGCATCCAACGTCAAAATCCAAGTCTTCGGCTCGGGTAAGAAAATGCGTGGCATGGTGCATGGTGCATTCCGCCCCGACCTTGCCATCCTTGACGATATCGAAAACGACGAGATGGTGCGTAACCCCGACCAGCGCGACAAGCTGGAAATGTGGCTTAAACAAACCGTCTTGCCGTTGGGCGCGGTCGGTACCAAGTTTGACGTGATTTATATCGGCACGATTTTGCATTACGACAGCGTGTTGAGCCGCACGTTAAATAACCCGTTTTGGAGTACGCGCAAATTCAAGGCGATGAAACGCTGGCCTGACCGCATGGATTTGTGGGATAGATGGGAGGAGCTTTATCGCAATGACGGCGCGGCGGTAGCCGAAGCGTTTTATCAGGCGCACAAAGACGAGATGGAACGCGGCGCGCAAACAAGCTGGGCGGCTCGCGGCGTACTCGCGCTGATGAAAATCCGCGCCCGTGACGGTCATGCGACATTTGACAGCGAGTATCAAAACGACCCGGTCAGCGGCGAAGATGCGCCGTTTGCCGAAAACATCAAATACTGGTCTGAACTGCCCGACGATTTGGTGTATTACGGCGCGCTCGACCCGTCATTGGGTAAGGCGGGCGCGGGGCGTGACCCGTCGGCGATTTTGGTCGGTGGTTATCAGAAATCAACAGGCCGTTTGTTTGTAACTGTTGCCCAAGTCAAAAAACGCCTGCCCGATTTGATTATTGAGGACGTGATCCGCATTCAAAAAGAGGCGCGGGTCAAGCCGGTATTGTGGGTGGTTGAGACGGTGCAATTCCAAGAGTTTCTCAAGGACGAGCTGATTAAGCGCGGGGCGCGGTCGGGTGTGCATATTCCGGTGCGCGGTATCAAGCCGTCTTCGGACAAGATGTTGCGGATTGAGACCTTGCAACCGCACATGGCAAACGGGCTGATTTTGCTCAGTCCCGACCAAAAGACGCTGATTAGCCAGTTGCGCCATTTCCCGAAAGCCGACCACGACGATGGCCCCGATGCGTTGCATATGCTGTGGATGGCGGCGACGACGGGCAATGTGTCAAACAGGGCGCGGGCGATTGATTTGCCTGCACCGATGTTGGAGATTTAAAAATATGTTCGGATTGATTAAAAGCGCAACGCGGAAAACAGCCATCAAGACATTGACGAGCGCGACTGAAGATGCGTTGGAAAGCCTGTTTTCTAATATGGAAGGCACGGACTCTCTACTATCTCGCCTCGGCGTGGACAGGCAGCAGGCATTGGACGCGGTGGTAAGCGATGACGAGGTGGCTGCCTGTTTGGAGGATTTGCATTCCGCCATGCAGAACAAGGCGTGGCGCATTTATGGCGAGGACTTGAATGACGATGACAAAGACCGTCTGTGGAAAACGCTGAAACGCCATCTGCCCGCACTTGCCGAAATCGTGTTGACGGCGCGTTTGGGCGGCTATGGTGTCGGTCGGTACGTTTATCAGCCCGAACCCGACGGCTTTTTGACGATTAAACACATCAGCAACAAGAGCGGCGAACTGGCGAAATATATCCCCTACCGCGACGGTTCGCTGGTGTATCGCGGCAGCGGAGGCGAAGAAGCCTGCAATACGGACGTGCTGTATCTCTTTATCACCCATCGTGCGACTTCAACCAATCCAGCGGGCGAAATGGCGGCGGCGCGGCTGTATGCACCCGTCGCGTTGCGTAAAAAAGGCTTTGTCTATGCCGCGCAATTTATTACGCGCTACGCCCAGCCTTATCTAATTGCCAAAATCCAAGCCAACAGCAACGACGACCACGACAGCTTCATGAGCCGATTTTACCGCTTTGTTTCCGGCGGCGCGTTGAGTATCGAACGCGAAGACGATGTGATGATGCTGCAAAACAGCGCGGACGGTCAGGCATTCCGCCGATTGGAAAACCTCGCCAATGCGCGCATCCAAAAAACGCTGTTAGGCAAAGTCAAAACCAGCGACCTTGAGACCGCCAGCCGCGCCAGTCAGGAAACCGAAGAAAACAACCGCGACGAGCGCATCGGCGCGTATCTCGCTCTGCTCTCCCGCGCTGCACAGCACTTTATCGACGCGCTTGTGATGGTCAACAATGCCTACGGCAAGCCGATTAATGCGCCCAAAGGCGTATGGTTTGAGTTTGAAGACGAAATCAAGGTTGATAAAACCCGAGCCGAACGCGACAAGATGTATATGGATACGGGGCAGCTCGTGTTGACCGAAACCTACTACCGCGACATCTTGGGCTTTGAGCCGGAACATTTCGAGCTGCGCGACCCGAAAACGTCGTCTGAAAACCCTGCGCCCGCCAAATTCAGCCTGCGCCTGTCTGACGGTCTTGCCCGTAATGCGCCCGATACGGCGGAGCAGGCAATCGCCCGTCCGAAGATGGAAGCGGTGTTGGGTTTGTTGGAAAGCTGCAAAGACTACGCCGAATTTGAGGCGAAACTGTCCAAGCTTGATTTGAGCAAGGGCGACAATCTTTTGATTCAGCGTTTGGTTTCAGACGGCCTTTCGGCTTGGGCGGACGGAGCGGACGATGGACGGGATTGAATACAGCTTCGCCGGCTTGGTCGATAAAGCCGCTTTCGAGCATTTCAAAGCCAAGAAAATCCTGCCCGGGTTTTCGCATTACGACGTTTGGCTGTATCAGCACGGCCTTGCGTTTACCGTCGCCAAGATGATGGACGCGGATATGCTCGCCGAAGTCAAAAATGCCATCGAATCCGCGCAGAAAAACGGCACGGCGTTTGCCGATTTTAAAAAGCGTTTAAAACCGTATTTGATGGCAAAAGGCTGGTGGGGCGAGCAAGTGATGACCGACCCGCTGGACGGCGAACCGAAATTGGTACAGCTCGGCAGTACGCGTCGTCTGAAAACCATCTTCAACACCAATATGCAGACCGCCTTTGCGGCTGGACAATGGCAGCGGATTCAGGCAAACAAAAAAGCCTTGCCGTATTTGCGCTACAACCATTCCGCCGCCGGGCATCCGCGCGACAGCCATAAACGCTACTACGGCTTAGTCCTGCCGGTTGACCACGACATTTGGAAAGTCATCTTTCCGCCGAACGGCTACGGCTGCAAATGCTCGGTTTCCGCACTGACCCGTCGGCAGGCGGAGCGTGAGGGCATCAGCGGCGAGCCTGATGTGGATATGGTCGAGTTTACCAATCCGCGCACAGGCAAAACGGTATTGATTCCCGACGACATCACGCCGAGCTTTGCGCACAACCACGGCGACCGATTGGGTGCGATGGACGCGCTGTTTGGCGAGCGAAACGGCGAAGAGGCACTGGCCGCCATGATTGCCGAACGCGAGGCGTGGCTGGACAAGCGGTATAGCGTGCCGTCTGATAAAGTGGCGGTGTTGGCTTTGTCAGACAAGGTGTCGGAAAAAGAAGTGCGTAGGCTGACAAAAGAGCAGTCTGCCAACAATACCAAAGACCACGAAGCGAGAGCTGCGGCAGCGTGGCAGGCTGAAACGGGCGACAGGCTGGAAGTGTTCGATTTGGCGGTAGAAAAAGGCAAAGGACAAGCCGATTATCTGATTGTTTCAGACGACCTGCCCCGTGAGAAATGGGTAAAACTGGATTTTATGTTTACCGAAAATCCCGAACGTGCGGAATTGATGAACCGTTATTTTGCGCACACCGCCGACGCATGGAAAAGGAAGGTTGACAATATTCAAGAGCATTTCAACAAAGCCGATATTGTCCCGCTTGATTTACGCCATCTGAATGCGACAAACCGGCATAAATTGTTGCAGTATGTGTTATCATTGCCGAAAGAACAGCGGGATAAAGTCCGCTTATTGGTAAAAATATCGGAGTAAGTCATGCCGTCTGAACTGTATGTCAGCCGCGAAGTAAAAGTATTTTTAGGCGGGAAAACCGCCCCGTCCGAATTGTTGGACTATCTGTACCCGCGTCTTGCCGAAATCGACAAGGAAGCAGCCGACCAAATGCAGGGCGAGTTTTCGGGCTGCGTATTTTCGATTGCGGATTTGTCCGCTGCGGCATTCGTCCGTGTGCGCGGATGGATACTTGAGGCAGCAGAAAAGTCCGAGTGGATTAAGCCGTACAAGTCCGAATTGAAAGCCGCGCTTGAAGCTGATCCGAGATTTAAACCTGTATAACCCGAAGGTCGTCTGAAACCGTTTCAGACGACCTTTTTTCATAACCGCCCAAATTTCGCGTTTAAGCGCGTTATATCGGTCAGGATAGGCAAAGATATATCCGAGAGTTTAAATGCAATCTGACGCAGCCCTAAAAGCCCCCTGAAAACGTTTTTTTAAACCGCTGCCGTCTGCATTTTCGGATGTGCCTCAAATTTGCGATTTTAGGCGGGTCGGATACTAAAGATAGGCAAACCCCCGACAGAATCTTAAAAATCAATCTGACGCGATTCTAAAGCGGTTTTAAAGTGGGTATTTTCATATTTTACGCATGAGGATTTTCAAAGGCCGTCTGAAACCTGATATTCGGGTTTTAGGCGGCTTTTGCATTTGGATTGGGAAGTGAAATCCTGCCGTCCGTCTTTTTGAACTTGGCAAGGCAAAATGGAGCAATGGATACGAACAACACCCCCCTCAAAATCAAATTGTCCGCCGCGCTGCCGGTTGCCCTGGCGACCGGTGCCGACAAGGTGCGTACTTTTAAAGGCGTTGCCAATTCGGGCAAGCCCTTCGGCTACGGCGGTTATCAGACAGTCGTCGATTTGGCCCAGCTGTCGCACAAAGCGGCCGTCCCCGTTCTGCTGGAGCATTCGCCGCTGAAAATGGCGGGCGTGTGCAGCCTGTCGGTAACGGCAGACGGCCTGATTGCGGAAGGAAGCCTGTTGTCCAACGAGTTTGGCACGCAGATTGCCGAAGCCGCCGACCAAGGTTTCCCTTGGGAGATGTCGGTTTACGCGCAGGCGGAATCCTATGAGGAGCTGGCGGCGGGCGCAGTATTGTCCGTTAACGGTAACGAGGTAACCGGGCCGGCCGTCATCCTGCGCCGTTGTGCGATACGCGAAGTATCGTTTACCGCCGTCGGCGTGGACAGCGAGACGGAGGCGGTGGTGTTGTCGGACGGCAGTCCCTTGCCGGATATTTTTAAACAACCTTTGGAGTTATCTATGACACCCGAAGAAAAGCAAGCGTTTGACAACCTGAAAGCGGAAGTCGATACGCTCAAGGCTGAAAAAGCCGAAGCCGAGAAAAAGCTGAAAGAAGCCGAAGCGGCTGCCAAGAAAAACCAAGTCAAGGCGAAATTGTCCGCCGCCGGCTTTAAGGAAGGCGAAGACGGCAAGTTTGAAGGCTTGTCCGACGCTACCATGACCGTGCTTTTGTCTGCCGACATCGAAGCGGCAGAAGCCATGATTGCCGATTTGACGCCGAAAGCCCCCCAGTCTGCCGTACCACCCGCACTGTTGAGTGAAGGCGCAGGCAAAGACGAATCCGAACACACCGGCGAGGCGGAGGGCAAGTTATCCGTAGCCAGCCGCAAAGGCTTATTGGGAGGCTCTTATGTCTAAAGCCAAAACCGAAATCTTAGGCCCTGCCATTTCCGACTTTTTGAAATATGAAGCGACGCCGTTAACACGTGTGGCTGTTGCTGCCGATGCCGGTACTAAAGCGGGTAGTTTTGTGACGTATCCGCTACGTAATAAAAAACTTGTTGCTTTAACAGATGAAGCTGATGGGAAAGTTATTGTTCAGCCTCTCAATTGCATCATTGAGTGTAAGGATATTTTTATCCAGGCTAAAGCTGCATTTCAGTCCGACGCGGTTATGAAAAAAGAAGGTGACGCGTATGGAATTGTTTACGTAAACCTGCAGAAATTCGGTGCATCTGATGCTTAATTATTTGAAATAAGGAAAAAATATGCCTTTATCTGACAACAGCAAATTCGGCGTGCAGGCTTTGACCACCGCCGTCAACAAAATCGACCCGGGCGCAAGCCAAATTCGTGAACTGGGTATTTTCGAACCCGAATATCTGACCACTACCTACGCCGACATTGAGTTCCAAGATGGCAAAGTCCACTTGGTAGCCAGCAAAGAGCGCGGTACGGCCGGCCAGGCGGTCGAAAGTCCGAAACGCACCGTGCGTACCGTCAAAATCCCACACCTGCCGATTCATGACGTCATCCGCGCGGACGACGTGCAGAACCTGCGTGCTTTCGGCACAACCCAAGCCGCGACCGTCATGGACAAGGTCAACGAAAAGCTGGCCGGCGGCAAATCCGACCTTGAATACACCCGTGAACACCTGATGCTCGGCGCGTTGCAAGGCAAGATTTTGGATGCGGACGGCAGCGTGATTTTGGACATCAATACCGATTTCAAAGTGCAGCGCAAAACACAAGACATCGAATTGTCGAAAGACACGACCAAAGTCGGCGCGGTATTGGACAAGCTCTTGTCCGAACAACGCCAAAAATTCAACGGTGCGCAAGTGCGCGGCTGGGTTGTCTATTGCGGCATGGAGTTTTTGAGTGCGCTCAAAGAGCATAAGTCCATCTTCGAAGTGTACAAACGCTTTGACGAAGCACGCGCCTACCGCGAAGGCGATACGCTCAATCCGACCGAGTTCGTCCACAAAGGCATCCGCTTTATCGAGTATGCCAACCATTTCGGCAGCGACGCCGACATCGGTGCGGACAAAGCCATTCTGCTGCCGGTTGGCCGCAATCTCTACAAAGAGTATTTCGCGCCTGCCGACATGAACGCCACCGTCAACACCCGCGCCCTGCCGTATTATGCCAGCCGCGAGAAATTGCAGCACGACAAAGGCTGGAGCCTGCATATGCAGTCCAATCCATTGCCGATTGCTCTGCGCCCCGAGTTGTTGGCAACGCTGACCATGTCTTAAACGGATTTCAGACGGCCTTTAAGGCAGTTTTAAAGGTCGTCTGAAAACGGAGGATGGCATGATTACCATTCAAGACATGATTACCCGCTTCGGCGAGCAGGAAATGGCGGAACGCTCGAACCATGAAAACTACGAAACGATAGACGAAGTGGTAATGGCGGCGGCAATCGCCGATGCGGAAGAAGAAGCGGCAAGCTACCTTCGGGCGGCGAAACTGTTTTTTACCAACGACACCGCGCCGCAGGTTTTGAAAATCAAAGTCTGCGACATCGCCCGCTACTACCTCTACGACGACGCGGTAACAGGTATTGTCGAAGAGCGTTATCAGTCGGCAATCGCCTGGCTGAAGATGGTCGTCAAAAATCCGAATATGCTGGACGAAAGCCGCGTATCGGATGACCGCAGACCGTCAACGTGTGCCGTTTATGTGAATGCCGAACCTGATTTGCGGGAATGGCTGAAGGAGTAGGCAATGCGGATTACGGTATCACACGACTTATCGCGCATCGCCCAAAGTCTGAACCGCCTGTCTGGCAGGTTGAACGGCAGCCTTGAAGAGCCTTTACGCGCTATCGGCGGCATCCTCGAATCATCGACCCGCCGCCGTATCGCCGAAACCAAAACCGCGCCTGACGGCAAACGTTGGGCGGACGTATCCCCCGCTACGGCACAAGCCAAAAATGGACGCGGCGGGATTTTGGTGGACCACGGCAACCTCTTGGCAAGCATTACGCACGAGGCATCGGCAAAAAGCGTAATTACCGGCTCGGTAATGGGCTACTCGGTTTATGTACAGGAAGGCACGAAAACCATGCCGGCGCGTCCGTTTTTGGGCTTGTCTTCGCAAGATTATCAGGACATTGACGAATTGATGTCCGATTGGCTGGAAGGATTGATTGTCTGATATGGCTTTGAAACAGCATGAAAACTTATTGGCGGTCTATCCCGAAATCTTAGGTCGTCTGAAAACCGTCAAAGGCATTAAGGCGGTCAAGGAAATCGGCGAACTTGCCGAGCTGCTCGCCCAAGGCGCAGCGAAACGCAAAGCCGCCCCGCTGGACGGCGCGGTCTATGTCGTTTACGGCGGCTCGACCTTTGCTGACGAAGCGAAAAACGGCAAATTCCTCAAATCGACGCTGCACTTTACCTTCGTCCTCGCACGAAGCTATACCGCCAACGGCAAATCCACGCTGTACGAGGTCGGCGAGACCCTGACGGCAATCCAACGGGCGTTTTCGGGCTGGGACGCGGGCGACGAATATGCCGTTACCCCCTTCCGCCGCATCGCCTCGCCATCCATCGAATACAACGACGGCTTTGCTTTTTACCCCATTTCATTCGCCTGCGATACCGTGCAGGCGGCAAACTAAAGGAGCTGCCACATGGCAAAACAAAACGACCACGGCTTAATCTTTGAGGGCGACGTCAAGGTACGCAACCTCAATCAAAAAGGCTCGGGCTTTATCGACATCGGCAACACCACCGCCCTGACCACGCAGACCAGCGTAGAAGCCAAAGAGCGCGTGTCCAAGCAAAAAGGCACTTATGGCAGCGCACTGGACAGCCTGAAAACCGTCAAGCCTACCGAAATCGGTCTGAAGCTCGATACTTTCGATAAAGACAATTTGGCATTGGCTTTGATGGGCGAAGCCGCCGTCATCGCGGCTACGGCGGAGACCGTTACCGGCGAGACCGTGACCATCGGCAAAAAAGGCATGGCGTACAAACTGGCAAACGGCAACATCGATCCGGCTACCGTCAAAGTCAAAAACAAGTCAAACGCCAATGTTGATGCCAAGCATTTGGACATTAATGCCACCTTGGGCATGATTACCATCCTGCCGATCGCAGATACCGTCAACGACGGCGAAAACGTCACCGTCGAATACAAAACCCGCGATTCCGGCGGCTATAAAGTGTCCGCAGCCACCTTGTCCCGCTTGGACTTGGAAATCTACGTCGACGGCCGCAACCGCGTTACCGGCGAGACCGGCATCCTGCATATCCCCCATGCCGTACTGGCGGCGGACGGCAGTATCGACTGGTTTGGCGACGACTTTAATACGGCGGAATTCAAAGGCACGGCGGTGTTGGCTTCGGGCGAAACTTCGACCTATTCCTTCACGTCGTACAACAACTAAAGATTCGGTAATAAACAAAGGCCGTCTGAAACTGGCTTCTGCGTGTAGGCGCAGCGGCGGCAGGTTTCAGACGGCCTTTTTTAAACGGGTTTTAAAACAGGATTAAATCATGGCGAATATTCAGGCAGGTTTAGAGATTAAGGCGGGCGTGTCCGGCGTTGAAAACATCGACGCGCTGGCGCAGTCCATCGAGGCGGCGGGCATTGATACGGGCAAGCTGACGGAAGAAGCGAAAGATCTGGGCGCGACGTTGTCGAAAGCGCAAGCACAACAGGCGGCTATTGCAGAATATAAGGCGTTGTCGGCGGAATTGGACAATACCGCTAAGGAAATGCGCGCGCTGGACGAATTGACCGCGACGCTGGAGAAATCCATGCGCGGCGGCGGTACGCAGCAACAGCAAGCAGATTTGGCGAAACTGCGTGCCGAATCCGAACGCCTGGCAAAAAGCGAAACCGAGCTGACGGGCAAACTGTATGCCGCCCGCGACGCGATGGTGGTGTCGGGCGTATCCGTCAAAAACCTTGCCGCCGAAGAGGCGCGCCTGTCGTCCGAATCCGCCGCCGCAACGGTGCAGCTCGACCGCCTGACCGCCGAAGCACAAACCCTAAAGGCGATCGCCGATGCCAAAATCCAGCTCGGCATCGATACCGACGACAAGGCACGGCAGGAAATCCAAAAGACCAAAGACGCCTACGAATTGCTTAAAAACAGCGGCACGCTCTCGCATGAAGAATTAGCCCGGGCGGCGCAGTTGCAGGAAGGCAAGGTGCGCGAACTTGAAGCCAGCCTGAAAGGCGTGAAGCCGTCTATTGCCGAAGTTGCTTCGGAGATTCAGGGCTTGGTCGGTGGTGCGGGCGGCTTGGCGTTTGCCACCCGCGAGGCGATGAAGTTTGAAACCGCGATGGCGGGTGTGAAGAAAGTTGCCGAAGGCACCGACGAGCAGTACGCCAAACTTTCAGACGAACTGAAAAAAATGAGTGCGGAATTTGGCATTTCCGCCGCTGAAATGGCGGATCTTGCCGCTGCTGGCGGACAGCTCGGCATTCCGATTGAGAAGTTGTCGGAATTTACCGCCATCGCGTCCAAGATGTCGGTTGCCTTCGGCATGACCGCTGAAGAGGCAGGCAATGCCGCCGCGACGATTGCCAACGTGTTCCAACTCCCAATCGGCGAAGTGGAAAAGCTCGGCGATGCCATCAACGTTTTGGGCAACAATACCGCCGCACGAGAAAAAGACATTGTCGCCGCAATGGCGCGTATCGGCGGTACGGCGAAACAGTTCGGCTTGGTTGCCGACGAGGCCGCCGCGCTTGCCGACGCATTTATCGCCTTGGGCAAACCGCCCGAAGTGGCTGCGACCGCCATCAATGCCATGCTGCAAAAACTGCAAACCGCGCAAAGCCAGGGCAAAGACTTTCAGGCGGCCTTGGAAGGTATCGGTACGTCTGCAGATGAGATGGCGGCCAATATCGCCGCCAATCCGCAGCAGGCTTTGACGGACTTCTTGCACAAACTCGAAGGCTTGGATAAACAAAGCCGCGCCCTGACACTCTCGCAACTCTTCGGTACGGAATATAGCGACGACATCGCGCTTTTGGTCGGCTCGTTGGGCGAATATGAAAAGGCTTTGGGCTTGGTCGCCGACAAGGGACAAGTCGTTGGCGCGATGCAAAAAGAGGTGGCAAACGCCATGTCCACCAGCGAGGCGCAGATTGCCAAAGCCAAGCAGGAAATCATCAACGTTGCCATCGAGGTCGGCGAAAAGTTGCTGCCTTTAGTGTCTCTATTGGCGAGTACGGCCGGCAGTGTGGCAAGTGCAATCGGAGCGATTACTGAAGAGTTCCCGGCTTTAACGCAACTTGCCGCACTGTTCGCAGCAGGCGCAGTTGCCGTCAAGGCTTATGAGGCGGCTGTTCGCCTGACTGGTGGTGCGGTATCGGCATCATTTGCGACCCAGCGTATCGGAATTGAAGCAACCAAAGCATCCATCCTGTCGACCACTGTCGCTGCACGGGAGCTGGGCATCGCGCTCAAATCCGCTGCTGCCGGTAACGGTTTCGGTAATGGCGCGGCGGCTGCGGGAGCATTGGCTCAAAATCTCAAGACGGCGGCATCCAATGCCGGATTATTGTTTGCGGCTTTTGAGGTTGGCCGTGGTGTAGGCGGATGGCTGCGCGAAAATACGGATTTAGCAAAAATTTTCGGCGATAACCTCGCCCGTATTCCTGCCATTTTGGATAGTCTGTTTACCACCGGTGGTCTCGACAAGTATCACGAGTTTTTCAAAACCGAAGCCCAAATTAAGCGCGAGTTGGAGATAGCGGATAAAAAAGCCCAGGAAGCTGCCGAAAAAGCCGCTGTCGCCAAGAAAAAAGCTGCTGAAGAAGAGGCAGCCGCCGTCAAGGCCCTACAAGCCGAATATCGTGCGTCTGCAACAGAGTTGTCAGCGTTGGAACACAGTATGGCCGCCTTGCGTGCCGACGGGCGAGAAACCAGCGACTTTTACAGCGAGCTGGCAATCAAGCTGGAAAACGTGCGTACCAAAACCGCCGAACTGAAAGCCGAACTTGATACGAAAAACGTCAAAATCAGCGCAGATACAGGCGAGCTCGCCGCAGCACAAAAAGCCCTTGAGGATTTGGGCTTGACGGCGGAAGAAGTAACCACCGGCATGAGTAAAAAGGCGGCGGAAGGTATTGCCAATTTTTCGCGTGTCGCCTCTCAGTTTGGTAATGATGCCGAGCAGATGGGCCGGGTGTTTCAGGCCGCGCTCAAGCAGATGGACAGCAAAGAATCAACCGATGCTCTTTTGGCCGAATTGGAAAAGGTAGGCAAACAATCCGGACTGACGGCTGAAGAAATCAAGAAAATCGGAGATACGGCAAGGGAGTCGACGGACAAGGTTGCCGATGCCTTCGCCAAAATCGGCGTGGACAGCAAGGCCGTGATGACGGGCATCAGCAGCGACGCGCGGCAGGCATTCGCTGATTTTCAGACAGCCTCGACAGAAGCGGCGGCCGCCGGTCAAAAAGATGCCAAGCTGATACAGGCAGCCTTTGAGGCCATGATGGGCAAACTTAAAAGCAAGGAGGAATTTGCCGAGTTCCAGCACCAGCTCAAAGCCAGCGGCGATGCGGCACTGTTGACGCAGGAGCAGCTTGCCCGTTTGGGCGATGCAGCGTCAGGCGGTGCGGAAAAAGCCAAAACCGCTTATCAAGGGCTAAACGATACTGCCGCTAAAACAGGCGAAGCCGCGAAAGCCGCGCATGAAAAAGGCTCGCAAGCGGCGGAAAACCATGCTCAATCGGTCAGAAAAGTGGCGACAGCCAACAAAGAGGCGGCAGCGGAGGCAGAAAATGCAGCCAAAGCGGCAGCAAATGCGTCTAAATCGTTTAGCGATTATGGCTACCGTCTGACGCAAACGGCTGGATTTTATAAGCTCAATAATGAGCAGCTGGATTTGATGAACCGACAGTTTTCCGGGATTAAGTTGGGCATGGAGGCCACATTCCGCGCTGCTCAGATGAAAGAGTACACGCAACAGATTTACAGCGCGAATACCGCGATGCAAAGGCTGACCAATGCTGCTGCTCAAGGCGCAGTGACACAGGATATCTTGAACGATGCGGCCAGCGCGGCATCTCGCGCTGCCGATAAATTGGGGAATACTGAGCTGACAAAATTCCGCAATGCGATATCCGATGCCCAACGCCGGCTGAATGCCCTGCGCCAAGAAGCACATGATGCAACCCGCGCGCTTGAGGCCGAACTTGCCGAGCTTAATGGCAATACAGAGGCGGTTTATTCTTTGCAGCAAGAAAGAAAAATCCGTGAGCTGCAACAAAAACTTGACAATGCCAACCGCCTCAAACAAACCGACGTTGCGCGCGAATATCAGCGTCAAATCGATTTGCAGCAACAGATTTACAACAGGCAGCGCAGCAAGCGCGCCGAATCTGCCGCGCAAGAGCAAGTCCGCAACCAAGGTTCGCAGGGCAGCAGCAATACCGCCCAGCGGTTGCAACAAATCGGCAATACGCAGGTTAATATCGACCCGGAAAAGCTTAACCAAATTTTGGCGCAGCGCGACCAGGCAGTTGCCGAGAAAGCTGTTAACGGTTTTATGAATAGTTTAGAAGCTTCATTAAAGCGCACGACATAATTCAGACGGCCTGCAAACATCTGACTGCAACCATGCCAAGCCCCGATTTTCGGGGCTTTTGTTTTAATAGGGTTTTGAGAAAAATACGCAAAGGCCGTCTGAAATGGCAAATCAAGAATGGACGCTGAAACGGAAAGACAATGGCGTGGCCGTACATCTGCCGCAGGATATGCGCTGGGACGATGAATTTGAATGGAACAAGGTGGCGCAGGCCGCTCCGCAGCGCACCTTGTCGGGCGGATTGGTCATCCAACAAGGCATTAAGGCAAACGGTCGTCCGATTACGCTATCGGGCGATTGGGTGTGGCTTGATTTGAGTATCTTGCGTACGTTGCGCGATTGGACGGACGTACCCGAATTGGAGATGACGCTGACGCACTACGACGGCCGCGAATTTAATGTTATTTGGCGCACCCATAACGCGGCTTTGAACAATGTCGAGCCGGTGCATTACTCGACGCCGGAAACGGATAGCGAACGATACACCGCCCAGCTCTGCCTGATGACGTTTTAAGGTCGTCTGAAAACAGGTTTAAACAGGATTTAAAAAGGTTTCAAAAATGGAAAAAACAACGCGTCTGACGCAGCAGGATTTGCAGATTTACCCCAGCCAGCGCATGACCGATACGCCTGATGGCGGCGGTTTGATGGTCGGTCAGCCGCTGACCGGCGAGGATAACGAGATTTTCCCGCCCGTCTCGGACGTTGACCGTACGATGGGCAGCCTGGACGCGCGCCTGCTGTACCCTGCCGTTTTGCGCAATGATTCCGAGCCGCTTTACGGCGGGCATTTCGTCATTACCGAGCCGCCGACCTCTGAAAACGTATCTTTCTTGGCTTTCAAAGCGCGCAACTACGGCGAGAGCCGCGCGGATATTATGCCGCGCATTGAGGCGTATTCCGTACCGACGGTGGAGAGCCGCATGACGTTATTGGGCCGCCATTTGGCAGGTGTGCGCCTTGTGCAGGCATATCAGCGTGTGGAAGCTCCGTTGCCTAAGGTCGGCGAGCGTTATTGCCTGCAATATGAGGACAAAACCGAAGATGTGACGCGCCGTATCACGGAGTATTTCCGCATTATCAACATCGAAGATGAGGTGCGCATTTTTGAGATTCCAAAATCAAACGGCGAGGTCGAGGAAGTGCCGCGCCGTGTAGTCAAAATGGAAATCAGCAATCCTTTGACCCGAGATTTTGACGGTGTCGATTATCCGGTCAAGGGTTATGCCTCGTCTAAAGTTAAGATTTTGGAAACCCAAGTTGCAGATTCTGCGGCTTATTATGGCGTCAAACCTGTATCAGACGGCCTTTCGGCAGGAGATGCCGCGCTGATGGTGTCAAGCATTTATGAAAAGCTTGTACCGACTTCGACAGTCGAGACACCTTATGCGGATGAATACCCGGTTCCCGGGGAAGCATGGGTCGCTGCTGCGCCGGAAAAACAGCTTTTTGCGGGGCATGTCGATAGTGGAACCTTAACTTTGCCTTCGGCTGTTTTACCCGGCAGTATCAAGATTGGGAACTACACAGACAATGGCTTCGGTCAACTTAAAAGCGGGGACAATATCGTCAATGCCGATTACGCTCATGGGCGTCTGAGTGGTTTGCCGACAGGTTATTACACGGTAACTGCGGTTCCGGGTGCTAAATCGTCATCAGCGCGATATGCTTTTGCGGTAGAAATTAAAGAAACCAATCACGGTACATCATTTGCCCCTCTGCTTAGACCTAATCCTGCTTTGGGTAGTTTAAAAGTGTCTTTTATGGCTTTGGGAGTTTGGTATGTTTTGACAGATACAGGCGACGGCGTATTACGGGATGAGGCCGGTAAAAGTGTAGGTACGGTGTCGTCTGCAACAGGCAGTGTATTGCTTAATCTACCGTCTCTTCCGGATGTTGGCAGCCGCTTGGTGTTCCAATGGGGAGACTCCTCTGGTTTTACGTCTTTTGATGGCGGAAAGACGGGCGGAAATAATCTGCCCAAAGCGGCAAACGGGGAGTGCACTTATTCCCTGGGACATTCAATTAAACCGGGAACGCTGGTGCTTACTTGGCAAAATAACGGTAAGAAAAGAGCGCAAGACGATGGCGCAGGAAAATTAACAGGTGATGCAACTGGCAACGTGGATTATTTGAATGGCACGATTAAATTGCCGGCTTATATTGACTCTACTTCAGTTGATTATGTTTGTGATGAGCCTGATCGTATTCAAGTTGGCCTTGCTGATGGTCTTGGCTTGACCGCAGAGGAAAAAGGAGAGGTGTGGAATATCACACTAGGTACGGCAGTACCGGATTGGCGCACTGTTTCTTTAACGGCTTTGGGAAGCTTTGAAGAATATACAAGTACAACTGTTTCAAACAGTTATTCTGGTTATGCGGCAGCATTGGGATAGGATAAGTAATGGGAATCAAAACTGGTTCAGGCGGCTTTAAAATTGTATTGTCCGCCAGCCCTGCGAAAAATGGCGAGTTCACAATCGGCGGTCGAAAAGTCGAGGGTGTGAGTGGTGTAGGTTCGACAATGATCGTACCTAAAACGGTGTTACAGGTTGCCGGTCAAGAAAGACGGATAGTCGAAGGAAATATTTTGGGTACAAAATATAAGTACCTAGAATTGCTTGAGACCAAAACAATAAACCGTTATGGAAAAATAGTCAGTTGGTATGCGGATTACCTGACTAGTGATCCTGCCTCAATAAAAAAACGTCGTGGCAGCTTGAATGGCGGCTTGTTATTTAATGTTTTGAACGACTTTGATCAAGGAAGCGTCTGTGTTTTTGATACCTGGTCATTTCATGACGGCGAGACAGAGATCGTTGAACGAGGCGGTACGCTTTATAAGAATTGGGATGCAGTACAAGGTTCGGGCGATGCAGTCGGTACGTTGACTACTGACGGTAAAGTCATTATCAATGACCGTAATATTGCCTTCCTGAATCTTAAAATTACAGGCGGTATCGTACGCCAGCCACAGATCAAGGGTTATGGTTATGCAGGCCGCACACCTGCCGCGCCAGTCAAGCCTGAAAGCTTTACCGTTTACGCGGGCAATGGCGAAATTGTCGGCAGAAGCAACGCCGCAGGCGAAATTACCGGCGGCATCACAGGCAAAATAGACTACGAGACAGGCTTCTACGAAATCAAGCGCGATGAGGGTTTTTACCCCGAAGATTTACGCTACAACGCCGTGACCCAAGACAACCTGCCTTTGGATTCGTCGATTATCGGTATCGATGCTGTGCGCCTGCCTGCCGACGGACGCGTCCCTGTGTTCCGCAAGGGCGATATGATCGTGATTTCCAACCGCCTCAAGCAGGATTTGGGCAGCGCGTTTACCGCCGCCCAGAAAATCACGCTCAACCGTCAAAATATCGACCGCCTCTGCTTGGTCGACAGCAAGGGCAAGCATGTCCTCGCCGAGAAATATACGGCAGACCTCAAAGCGGGCAGTATTACCTTTGCCGAGCCGTTGGACTTGTCGCAATATACCCTGCCGCTGACTGCCGTTTGCGCTTGGGAGGAGGAAAACCGTGTGACCGGCGTCGATATTTCAGGCCGTCTGAAACTCCAGTTTGCTATTGGGCGCAACTATCCGAAGGAGCATACATTTGTGTCTTCCGCCCTGATCGGCGGCGATTTGCTGGTGCGCGCTACCGAGCCGTTTTCGCAACAGGCATGGGACAATGTGTGGAGTGACGCGCAACGCGGGGAGCCTATTTTGGCGCGTACCAATGTCAAAGACTACCCGATTAAGTTGGCCAGTAATGGCGCGATTGCCGAGCGTTGGCTGATTAAATTCGTTGCTGCAACCCAATTCGAGCTTTACGGCGAGCGGCTGGGCTTGGTCGCAAAAAGCGATACCTTGACCGATCTTGCGCCGACCAATCCGGCAACCGGCAAGCCTTATTTCACGCTCAAGGCGGCCGCATTCGGCGGCGGCTGGTCGGTGCAGAACTGTATCCGCTTCAATACCTACGGCACGCCGTTGCCTGTTTGGATTTTGCGCAGTGTCCAGCCTTCGCCGGACAAGCAAAACGGCCGCGATGGTTTTACCGCATGTTTGCGCGGCAATACGGTGGCTGAATAAAAGATAAGGCCGTCTGAATAGGACTTTCAGACGGCCTTTATACCGTTTGTTTCTTTTTTATGCCGTTTGTTTTAGAATGCATTATTTAAAATAAATATGGAGAATGAAATGGAAAACTATTACAAACTTCTTGGGATTATGTCATCTGCAACGGAAGAAGAGATTAAACGGGCTTTGAGGCGTGCTGCGGAGCGACAGGAGCTGGAATTGGATGAGATAAGATGGTGTCGCGAGTATTTGCTGAATCCGGCGGCAAAAGCGGAATACGATAAAATCCTCCATGCTGAAAATCCCGAACTAGCCAAAGAAGAAAGCGAAAAAGCGAAAGAAAGAGAAAAGCTCAGACAGAAAAATAAAAAAAGCGGAGGGTCTGATTTCTTGAAATTGATCGGTACCGGGATTCTGGTTTCCATCCCGATGCTTTGGTTTACATTTAAAAACGGCGGCACGTCATCCAAGCCGAGCGTATATCAGGCGCAATCAGCCTGCGAAAGCGCGGTAACGGGTATTTTAAAATCGCCTGCTTCGGCTGATTTCGGAGGATGGCAACGGCATGAAAATGCCGATGGGACGTTTGAAATAAGCGGATATGTCGATTCGCAAAACAGTTACGGGGCTATGTTGCGTGCGCAATTTAGCTGCTCCGTTGATGCAAGCGGCAGTCAGGCGATAATTACTTCTTTCCGCTGAAATCAATAAAACAAAATAGAAACAAGCTATTGAGTGCAACTATGCCAAGCCCCGATTTTCGGGGCTTTTGTTTTAATAGGGTTTTAAATAAACCATTGAAGTAAAAAGAAAGGCCGTCTGAAATGTTTGATACGCAACGTGTGCCGGTAAAGGTTTACCGCTGGGATGACGAGGGTGCGCCGCAGGTTGAATCGGCGGCAGGCAGCATTAAAACGATTTTAAAAGCCTGCCTGGTTACCGGTTATGGCGAGGGCAATAAGCGCAAGGACGGGCTGGGCTGGGAAATGGCGTTTGAAAAGACGCAAGAAGCCTGTTTCCGCAGTATGCACCCGAAGGCGACAAAGTGGTGGCTGGGGGTGGATGACTCAAAATATGGAAACCGTGCAAGATACGTTGATTTATGCGGTCTTTTGGAGCCGACATCGGCAAAGGCGGGGAAAGTCAAACAAAAGGTTAAAAACAGCAGTGGATTTCACAATTTCATCTACAAAAAAGACGACAGTAACCGGGATAAGATCCAATGGGTTGTGGTCGGAAATGAGCGCGCATTTACTTTAATTATTTTATGGCAGGATTATTGCTCGTTTTTTATTTTTGGCAATTTCTCCAGTCTCGCCGTGGCTGATGCCGCGAATACCCTGCTTGGATATGTGTCAGATGTAGATGAAAATTTTGTTTTTGGCAGTGGCAATGAAGTTGTTATTTTTGTGGTGCCGATGCGTGATTATAAGGGAGATGCTCCTTCTCCTATGAGTCTTATAAGTAAAGTAGATGGTAATTATGGTAGCTATCCTAATCCTATTACAGGTGGTTTCATAGCAGATGATATTTATCTAAAAGAATTAATTGGTAGTGATGAATATGCCATTCGCGGATTACTACCTGGCTTTATGAAAATTGGCGAAACCATGCCCGCAGGAGACGTTATTTCGATGGGAACGGTTTACGATAATTTAGACGATAGCGAAGACAAATTTATGTATATCAATACAATTGGCGGTGGCTCTTTTTTGGTAAATCTCACGGCTTGGGAGCTGTAAGCCATGCCGAATTATGTTTTCCGTAGCCGTCTTGCCGTTAAGCGCGGCAAGACGCGTGGCAAAAACGTCAACCGGATTGCGCGAAGCCGTGCCGTCAAATCGCCGCATTGGAAATACGGCGGCCACGGCTATATCGCCGGCGAAGGTACGGGCATTGTTACGGTGGGCGGCCAGCCGGCTTCGCGCCGTATTTATCTGTTTGCCCGGCCTAATATGTACTGCATCGCCGATACTTGGAGCGCGGAAGACGGCAGCTACCGCTTCGACCGGCTCAAGGGAAACGAGGAGTATTTGATGGTGGCGACGGATTATAAAAAGCAATACGAGCCTGTTTCTTATGATTTTATTAAGCCTTATGTCGAGCGTGACGGCGGCGGTTGAGGCCGTCTGAAATGTCCGAAGACAAAATTTATGCTGATTCGGCGCATATCCCTTTGCCTTTCGGCTTGGCGATTGGCTCCCGTCCGTCGTCCAGGCTCTTGCCGTTGGCTTTCAGACGGCCTTTACGCCATATTGAGGACGGCGGCGAGATTGTTCCCGATACGCCGCCTAAGCCTAATCCGTACCGCCCTCCGGATGGTTATGCGACTGTTTCGGGGGCGTGGGGCTTTGTGCAGCAGGCGGTATCAACGCAGGCAGCGTGCGCGGCCGGTCGTTATGATTTGGGCGATATGGCTGCCCAAGTGTCGGGGATAACGGCGGAGGCTGTCGGGGAGGCGGTTTGTTTTCAGACGGCCTTTTCGGATATGCCTGAATTGGAAAGTTGCCTGCATGAAACGGTCGGCTTGTCTGACGGGGTTGCCGGGTGTATGCAGGCGGTGCAGGCTGGAATGGATGGTCTGGACGGCTGTTTGCATGATGCTTTCCCCGATGATTTGTTCTTAAGTGGCTGTAATGCTGATCGATCATCGGCAGGTCTTGGCGAGGCTTTAGCGGCGTGTTCGGAGAGTGTGTTTTCCGATGATGCGCCGGTTGGCGATTGTTTGGTATCGGAGGTGCGCGAGGCGGCGGTATTGGCACGATGTGCGCATCCGCAAAGCCTGCCTGCTTTGGCTGTGCCTTGCGAGTATTATGAGATTCCGGTTGAGCCGGAGCCTGTGCCTGAAACTTATGTTTGCGGTATCCGCCCGCCTTCAAACCGTCTGCACCTGCGGTTTTACCGCAAAAAGATTGCACACGATGCGCGCCATATTCCGCTGCCGTTTGCTTGTTTTGATACGGTAAGCACTCCTGTTTTAGACGGATATATCATGCAAAATATTATTAAGGCTACGGTTGACGGCCAGCCGATCGGGCTGTTTTCTGCTTCTTTTACGACTGATACTGCCGGTTATTGTTGGCAAGGCAGTTTGACGGTTTCGCCCGATGATTTCGCCAAGATTAATCCTGATGTCCGCCCGAAAGGCCGGGAGGCCGAAATCGAGGTGCAAATCAATGCGGATACTTTTGTCATCCTCGCCGAGGATTACAGCGACAACCGCCGCTTCGGGCAAAAGAGCTATACGGTAACAGGTCGCAGCGTTACCGCACGTTTGGGCGCGGACTATGCGCCTAAAGGCCGCGGTACATACCGCAATCCGATTTATGCGCAACAAATCGCAACGGAGGTTTTACGTCCGACAGGTGTAGATTTGGACGGCTGGGCTATGGCGGATTGGTTGATTCCGGGAGATGTGTATTCGTTGACCGATAAAACGCCGATTGCTGTTTTGCAAGAGCTGGCTCAAGCTGCCGGGGGATTTGTGGAGAGCGACCGCGCTAGAGCGGTTGTCCGCTTTAAGCCTAAGTGGAAAAAGGCTTCTTGGGAGGTTTCCGATGCGCCTGCCGATGTCAGTGTCCCTGTCAGCGTGATTTTCAGCATCAGCGGCCAGCGCAATGTATCGGAGCGTGCCAATGGGGTTTATGTTTGGCCGAGCCATAACAAGGGCAAGGGTGCGGACGTGTACCGCAACGGCAGCAACCGCGAGCCGCGTGCTTCCGCGCTGACCAATACGCTGTATACCGACCAGCCGGTCTTGCTCGCCGCAGGGATTGCCGCGTTAAGCGAAACCGGTGTGCATAAGCGCGAAACGGTGTCTTTGCCGGTATCGGATAAATACGCCATTCCTATGGCGAATTTAGGCGAGATTTGGCAAATCAATGAGCCTTCGGGAAGCTGGCAAGGTGTGGTGGTTGGTGTGTCGGTCGAGGTTAAAATCGAAAACGACGCGCCTGTCGTGACTCAAAATGTAACGATAGACCGCTATTTTGACGAGTGATTAAAGCTGGTTTAAAGATGCTTTAAAGGCCGTCTGAAAGCCATGTTCAGACGGCCTTTTATCTTTTTGTTGAGGATAACAAAATGACTAATCTGTATCAAAACCTGACGGCACTGCTCAGGCGCGAACAGCGCGGCATTGCCAAAATAACGGGCGATTTGGGCGGCGGCTCATGGGCGGCGCAAACGCAAAGCGGCGGCAATCTTGTTTTAAGCGGGCAAGCCGCTTTAAATCAGCGCGTGTTTTATGATGTCTTGAGCAACCGTATCCTTGGTCAGGCTCCCGATACTACTGTTTTAGAGTTGGGTGTATAAGGATAAGTGCAGGACAGCCAGGCGTTGTGTTTGTATAAAGCCTTAAAATTATTATTATTATTTTGAGGAGGTTTTATGCGAACTGAAGTGTTGGGTGTCGGTATCGGTGACATTTTAAAGTTTGAAGCCACTGCCTTGACGCGTGTGAAGGTAAAAGTACCGGATGGTACGCGTGCCGGCGATTGGGTCAATTTCTCTTTGCGTGATAATAAATTAGTCGCGTAATGTATTCAACAAGTCCAGCCGAAAGAATCACCGCGTTATATTGTCCTGACTGTATGGGCTGATAATAAGCCGGGTTGGGCTAAAGAAAACCACCCATATCGACATCAGCTCAAAGATCAATTTAATAATTGGCTCAAATCTAAATATGGCAATAATGTCTTTGATATTGAGCAATATATTTTATCTGACCAGATTTGGACGGATAGCGGCCTCACGCCGAATGAGGCGGATAAAAAAGCGCAAACAGACGGCGTAATGCCGTTGTCACTCTCGCAGGACGGCGGTGCTCATCTGCTTCCGGCGGTTGAGGCTAAAGTCGCCGAACGTATCATCGCAAAAGCCAAAGAGTTGCGCTACTTGTAGGCAAATATAAATAAAAGGCCGTCTGAATAAGGCGGCCTTCGGGAGGATTTTAAATATAAGTGGGACGGCGACGTAACAGTGCGGCAACACTGTTACGCCAGCCAAGCAGATCATGCCTGCATTGACTTCTAAGGCCGCCTTAGTCTCTAGAGACCGAGGCATTCTATCTGATACAGGAGTGGATGCAAATGCAAATCTATCGTGAATTACGCTGTAAGTTTTGTGGGAAGTTGCTGGCAAAAGGCAGCGGCTGTGTGCAAATAAAATGCGCTCGTTGTAAAAATATCAATTCTTTCAGCTAATTAATAAATCAAAAGAATGCCTTTGAGCATCATATTTAATCTGATTTAGAGCATCGCGAATGCCATAATTTAGGAGTATATATGATGCAAAAAATGCAACAGACATTACCTATTATCCCCTGGATGGGTGGCAAACGTCGTTTGGCAAAACATCTTTTGCCTATGTTCCCCGAGCATTCTTGTTATGTCGAGTTGTTTTCCGGTGGCGCAGCATTGTTCTTTATGCGCCCGGTTCCTGCAAAAGTTGAGGTGCTCAACGATATCAACGGACAGCTCATCAATCTCTATCGTGTGGTACAACATCATTTCGACGAGTTCGTCCGTCAGTTCGAGTGGACGTTGACCAGCCGCGAGACATTCTCCTGCCTGCAAAACACGCCGCCCGAATGCATGACAGATATTCAACGTGCCGCTCGCTTCTTCTACCTTCAACACAACGCCTTCGGCGGCAAAACCGTCCATCAGCATTTTGGGACAGCTACCACGTCAAAAGCGTGGGATGCGTCTCAGATTGAGGTTAAATTAAAGGCTGCTAAAGACCGTTTAAAAGGTGTTTATATAGAGAATGAATCGTGGGATCGTTGCTTCAAGCGATATGACCGTGAGCACACCTTCTTCTACGCAGACCCACCATATTGGCAGACCGCAGGCTATGACCAATCATTTGGCTGGGAGCAGTATGAATTACTGGCCAAGGTAATGGCAGAGAGTAAGGGGAAGGTCATGCTATCTATTAATGACCACCCTGATATCAGGGAATTGTTTAAAGATTTCCGTGTCACTCAACTTGAATTGGCTTATACGGTCGGAAGAAATAAAACTGGTAAAACCAGTGGAGAATTGGTCGTATGTAATTGGTAAAATAAAAAGCGACGGTAGCGTCGCTTTTGTTTTCATTTCTGAATTGCAATTTATTTGGCACAGCCGATATTTTTAAAAGTGTCAAAATTTCCGCGAAACTATGACAAATCCGCCGCGACCTTACAGTTTGACCGCTGACTTGTCCTTCTTCATCGACTTCTATGGCCTGGCGCTGTTTGCTGCCGGCGGTCTGAATAATGGTGGCATCAACGACGGCGGCGGATGCTTTCTCTACTTTTAGGCCTTTTTTGGTCAATTGTCGGTTAATCAGTTCCAACAGTTCGGACGGGGTGTCGTCTTGCGCCAGCCAGTTGCGGTAGCGGCATAAGGTGCTGTAATCGGGGATGCTTAGTTCGTCAAAGCGGCAAAACAGGTTGAAATCGATGCGGGTGATGAGGCTGTGTTCGAGTTCGGGATCGGAGAGGCTGTGCCATTGTCCGAGCAGGATGGCTTTAAACATGGATAGCAGTGGATAGGCGGGACGGCCGCGGTGGTCTCGGAGGTAACGGGTTCTTTGACGATTCAGGTACTGTTCGATCGGCTGCCAATCAATCACTTGATCCAACTTCAATAGTGGGAAACGGTCGATGTGTTTGGCAATCATGGCTTGGGCGGTTTGCTGAAAGAAGGTGCTCATGAGAAATCCCCTAAATGTCTTGGTGGGAATTTAGGGGATTTTGGGGAATTTTGCAAAGGTCTCAGCCTGTCTGTTGACCTTATTGTAATCTAGCAATAAGGATAGATAGCTTAAAGGCCGTCTGAAACCGATTGGTTTCAGACGGCCTTTTTCATATGTCAATGCTTAAATTAATTTTCGTTGAGGGTAGAGAATAGAATAAAAAAAGAGCCTGCATAAAACAGGCTCTTTTTCATACTAATCCGAAGATTAGAATTTGTGACGCAGGCCAACCAAACCAGAGATGGTTTCAACTTTGTGAGGACCAGACTCAGCACCACGCAACCAGCCGGCAGAAACCAAAGCAGTAGTGCGTTTAGAGAAGTCGTAGTCAGCACCAACGATAACTTGGTCGTATTGAGTGCCTTTCAGTTTTTCGCCGTCAACTTTAGCTTTGAAGCCGTGAGCGTAAGAAACGCGAGGAGTTACGTTACCAGCGCGGTAAGCGGCAGTAGCAGCAACTTCGATAGTTTCAGCAGGACGGCTGTCCAAGCCAGCAGCAGTACCGAATACTACGTTAGAAGCGTTAGTACCGGCAGCACGCATAGCAGAAGTTACAACACCGTTAGATTGGGCTTGAGCGTAATCACCCAAAGTTTCCCAGTTTTTAGCGTATTGACCAGCTACAGATACGAACAGGTTGTTAGCATCGTAACCACCTACCAAGCGGTGTACGTGACCGTCTTTTTCAGAAACGGCGTTTTTACGGAAACCACCGGCGTATTGACCGAAGAAGCCAGAGTTTTCGTAGTTCAGGCCAGCGTAGTAAGTGTCACGGGTAGCGTCGTTGTGAGTGTATTTGTCAGAAGGGTTAGCATTGTCACGAGGAGTATATTGTACGCTTGCGCTGAAACCTGAGAATACAGGGCTGTCGTAACGTACAGAAACTGCACGTTCGTCAACACGAGTAAATACAGACATATTCAAAGCGCCGTTGCTGCTTTCCCATTGGTCAACATTGTCACTAGTATTTTTAACAGTAGAGTCCAGTTTACCAGCACGAACTTTACCGAAGCCACCTTCCAAACCGATGAAAGATTCGCGAGAAGCCCACTCTTTGTCGCCACCGGCGATAGAAGTGTTTTGTTCAACTTGCCAGATGGCATTCAGGTTGTTACCCAAGTGTTCGTGGCCTTTAAAGCCGATACGTGAGCCGAAGTCAGCGATTTCAGTAGCAGTTTTAGAGCTTTTCTCGTGACCCAGTTTAGCAGCAGTTTGTTCACCCAATTTTACTTTGGATACTTCAACACCGGCTTTAATTTGACCGTACAAAGTTACGTCAGCCATAGCTGCAACAGGCAGAGCCGCCAGAGTCAAGGCAATCAGAGATTTTTTCATTGCTGTTTTCCTTTTTTAAGTGTGAAGAAGCGAGCATTCGTTCTTCTTATTACGATATCGTTCTCTTTCAACGATTCCATGACCATAATATAAAGGTTATGGCCTAGGAAAACAAATTTTCCTCTTGTTTTGAGTGATTTTTGCAGGGAAACGTTGTTTTTTACAGACAGGGTGGAAGCATAAGGCGGTCTTTTATTTTGGTAATGTGTTTTTCTAAAAGGGAATTTCGGGATAGCTATAAAATATGGGGTATAAAATTAGGTTGTGAATATTGTTTATCGTGTTTTCAGACGGCCTTGGTAATTGGAATTTATCGTGTACTGGGTTTGCAAATATATAAAAAACCTGCCTGATTGCTCGGGCAGGTTTTATTTGATCGAAAGACAGATTAGTTTTTGTCTTGGTCAACCAGTTTGTTTTTGGCAATCCAAGGCATCATAGAACGCAGTTGAGCGCCGACTTTTTCAATTTGGTGATCAGCGGTCAGACGGCGGCGTGCTGTCATGCTGGCATAGTTGACGGCACCTTCTTGGATGAACATTTTAGCGTATTCGCCGGTTTGGATGCGTTTGAGGGCATTGCGCAT